CTATAGTACTGATCATGTACATCCAGTGGATACTAAACTCCTCCGTACTCTTTACCACCACCAGTCCAACGGTTCAACCCCCTTTGAAATGGCTGGGATGACGATCGAAGTCCAAGCTCCAATCTTCGTTTTCCGTGAGTGGCACCGCCATCGCACGCAGTCTTACAACGAAGCTAGCGCGAGATATAAGCCACTTACGCCTTTGTACTACCATATCCCGAATAACTTTCTCTGGGAACGGTGCAGAAGCGCTGCCGAGAACACCAACCGGCAAGCGGCTTCAGCTTCACTCATCGCGGAAAACCAGCTTGACCCAGTCGCCATCGCTGAATGGAACGAGTATGACCTTACATTATCTTCCATTCTCGAAGACCATTATCAGCAAGGTTTAAAGATCGGTATTCCAAAGGAACTCGCTCGCAAAAAGATGCCGGTTGACCATTATTCCTGCATGTGGGCGTCTGCAAACCTCCGCAACTGGCTTGCCTTCATGACCTTGCGCTGCGACCCCAAAGCTCAATGGGAGATTAGACAGTTCGCCAATGCTGTCGCAGATATCGTCAAAGATAAGTTCCCTCGAACTTTTAAACTCTGGGCCGAAGTAAATCAGCCCACATCTTAATTGCCTACGTTTATAATCCATGCCATTATCGACGTTCATTAGTACAAAGGATTTCAGCCGCGATGAACATTATCGACTATCAAAACTGGACTGCAACTACAGCTGTCTACCCGGAAGCAGGTGAAAACAGCGAACGTGAGCTGGTTTATCTAACCTTAGGTCTCGCCGGAGAAGCTGGTGAAGTTGCTGATAAGATCAAGAAGCTCATTCGCAGCGGTGTAGTTTCCATGGAATGGAAAGAGTATTTGAACTTTAGCAACGCTGAAAGACTTAACATCCTTCACGAAATGGGTGACACCTTGTGGTATCTTGCTCGTCTCTGCAGCGCGTTAGATATTTCTCTCGAAACCCTGGCTAAGATCAACCACGACAAGCTAGAAGCGCGTAAGGCGGCTGATAAGCTTAAAGAACACGAGTAAGGCAACTAACATGACGCTTAAACGAGAAATTTACCAGTCTACAACTGGTAAAGCTATTCCTCTTTCCTTCACCGGGCGGCATTTATTGCAGAGTCTACGCGAAGCAATTGTCTTTGCGCTAAGCAAAAACGACTATCACGCAGACAACGATGCGGTTTCTAAAGCCCGTTGTAAGCTCGCTGAGTATATGTCAAGACTGGAATACGAAACTTATCTTGAAAAGAACTTCCTCAAACCAGACTTGTCAAAGGTCCCAAACGACGCATTGGTGCTTGAGCTGATTAGTCGTATGCGGATGAAGCCTGAAAGTCTAGTATCGGCTAAAGTCGGGGATTCGGTTAGAGACTGTGGGCAAGCGCAAGCACAACCACAATCGCAAGTCGAACGATGTTCTTACATCTATCAAGATTCTGGTCTACAATGTCAATTCCAGGCTAACCATCCTGGCATGCACAACATAGGGTAATAAATCTATATGTCACGCGGTCGCCCAAGTTCTGTTATCCGCCCTACTCGCTTGTCAACTTTTATCCCGGAAGACCTGCGAGCAAAGCTCGATCTTCATTTGTTCTCCGACGTTGAAGGCCGGATACCTGTCGGAGCTTATTCACAGTTCCTGGCCGACCGCGTGAGGGAGTTTTTTGAAGTTCCAAAGGAAACTTTAATCACAATGAATGTCTTTGCAAGTGCTCCGCCAAAGGGTTACGCTACTTGGGAAGATTGGTTTACAGCGCCTGTTAAAAGCGGCGTGTACATTCGAGCGTTAGAAGCCAATGAGTGGAATCAAACTAATGCTAGTAACCCAAGCGACAGCTAACCTGCTAAAGTTGGAACCGAAGATGCAAATCAACTCCCCTGAACTTCTAAACCAAATCTCCGTCTGGCGACAGAAGTCCGCCGACGGCACTATCACTCTGGAAGAAATGCGGGAAGCCGTTAAGCTTCTCCGAGGCAATCGACTTGGCGCACAGAACGCGGCTGCTGCTTCAAAAGCAAAGTCAAAGTCTTCATCTGGCCCGTCGAAGTCCGCCGGTGATCTGTTGTCCGAACTGGATGGTCTGTAAAATGCGAGCTACAGTCGTCATTCTTTTATCCTATTCCTTCGGAGCACTAATCGGTTGCTTTGTAGGCTATGCTCGCGGATATGACAAAGGCTATTCAAAAGCCCAGCGTTTGATTACGGACGATGAAGCTGTTGAACTAACAGAGGAAAGAGACTGGCTATCGTTTCCTTATAAACGAGATTAGTAAAGTGAACGAAGGTAAAGATAAAGACACTCAAGGTTATGTGTTTAAACCAAACTTCGATAACGAATGCAGGGAGTGTGGGGCGAAGCCGACTGTCGTAGTAATAGATCATCCGATTCCAGAGACAGATCTCTGCGGTCCACATTTCTTCGCTGATCGGATGATGTTGGACTGGCAACTGTGGAACGAACAACCTGAAGGTACTGAGTAATATAAAATGATCGACCAATCAATCTTAGACGAAACTGTCACCCTGCCAGCTACTAACGAAGCCGAAGAATCTTCAGATCTTACCCTAGTTGGTAAGTTCCCGGAGATCATCGACTCTTCCATCATGGGGCAGTACAAGGCCTGCGCAGAAGCTTTCCGCAAAGCTTATCTCCAACACTGGAAACCTCGCACGCAAAGCGTTCATCTGCACGCCGGCGGCGCCTTTGCCAAGGGCTTAGAAGTTACCCGCCGAGCCTTTTACACAGGCGAGTACGAATATTTGCTAACAACTCCTGGGGTCACCGGCGACAAGGTTAAAACTTGGACTGTCACTGTCCGAGACGTTGGTGACGCAGAGTCAGCTATCGCTTGCGGACTACAGGCTCTGCTCGCCTTCTACGGCGACTTTAAATGTCCGCCAGAATCTGCCAAGTCCGCCGAGCGTATGGCCGGAGCCTTTGAATTCTACTTCTCCAATTACCCACTGGACTTCGAAGATGGATATCCAATTGAACTTCCAGGCGGTAAGCGGGCAATCGAGTTCTCTTTTGCTCATCCTCTCCCTATCCTCCATCCGGTTACAGGTAACCCTTTACTCTACGTCGGCCGCATGGACGCGATCATTCAGTACGCTGGAGGAATCTATATCTGTGATGAGAAGACTACTACCCAACTTGGAGCTAGCTGGCCTCGCCAATGGGACTTACGGGCTCAGTTTACAGGTTATGCCTGGGGATGTGCACAATCTGGAATCAAAGTTGAAGGCGCTATCGTTCGAGGAGTATCGATTCTCAAGACTAAATACGATACTGCTCAGTCTATAAACTATCGACCAGAATGGCAGATAGATCGTTGGTATAACGAGCTGCTGGAATGGGTTGAAGACATGAAGTTGAACTTCGAACGCAAAGGGCCTGATCAACAGTGGCGGCATAACCTCGACCATAGCTGTGCGGAGTACGGTGGTTGTCAATTCCGGGAAAGCTGCTTGTCACAGGATGAACAGCCGTGGCTGGAAACTGCTTTTGAACGCCGGGTTTGGAATCCGCTGTTGAGAACAGAGACGAAGACCTAACATGAAACAATGGATAGCCTTCGTCGTCATGGGTGAGCCTATTGGCAAAGGCGCTATGATCGAGCGTTCGCCTTTCACCGAAGGCTATCCTGTTTATTCCAGGGTCTTAGTCTGCCCTATGTGCAAACAAGTCTGGGCTATGCTTACCGCCGAGGGCAAACCAGTTCACCGCCCAGAAATGGCTTCGTGCGGCAGCTGCGATTGGCAAAGTCCAGATAGTCCAGTCCCTGGTTCCCTTCTAGTCTACGGTATCCCGACCAGCAACGTTGATTATAGTTTGCTAGACGTTCTTCCTGAAGAGTTTCTCCGCCGAGAATTCAACTTAACCTTAAAGGCTTTAGCTTAAATGCAGTCCCGCTTAGGTTCGTTCGTTGAAGCCTGGATGAATATCTTAATAGGCTTTGGCGTAGCCTTCACCGCTAACGCTTTGGTCATGCCCGCGTTTGGCTTCAACGTTAAGCCGATGCAGAATTTCTACATCACCTGCATCTTCACAGTCATCTCTCTAGTGCGCAGCTATCTCCTGCGTAGGTTGTTTAATAAACTGAGGTTATTTACTTATGTCGCGAAAGAAACAAAGTAATAGTAATAGTAATAGAAGCAAAGCTCAACGGCTAGCTTGGAAGACTAGAAAGGCTAAGGCTAAAAGGCAGTTGGAAAAAATGGCTAAACATGCGCTTATGTATAACGCAGGGCCGGAAGCAATGGAGCAGTTTGACTATGAAACTGTGGATAAGGCTAAAGAAGCTTTACAAAAAGAAGTACTGCGGCAGCATGGAACTAACGTTCGCTGGCGTGTGCGTATACCTACGGAAGATACTGACCCTAAAGCTTTCTACGGCAGCAGCGATTCTGTTTCCGACGATGCTACGGCTGCCGATGCAGCCCCACCTCCAGGCACTAACCCCAAAACCCTAATGGGTAATCTCAAAGTCCCTATTCTCTCCGTCATCCCGCCGGCTTCTCTCATCTACCAAGGCGTCGCCATGCGGTACGGCGCTTACCTCGCCCCGCAAGTCAACGGCAAGCGCGGGTATGGTGCGTATAACTGGCGAGATCAGCCTGTCGAAATCGAAACCTATATCGACGCCGCGATTCGTCACTTGATGCAGTATCAGGATGGCGATGAAGTCGAGTGTATCTACGACGACAACGGCGACTTGCTCTGCGAAGTCCCACATCTTGCTTTCGCACTGGCTACCATCGGTGTATTAATCGACGCCATTGAGAACGATACGGCGATTGACAATCGTCCAAAGGTCCGAAAACACGTAGCAACGAAGTTGCTGAATAGCTTTAAAATGAGGTCTTCGAAGTGACGACTGCGAATGTTTCAGCTGCTGGTGTTGCGCAAGTTGAATTACCTGCGACCTCTCCGCCTTCCCTTCTCCCAGGCGTTAACGTCCTGCTCGAAGGTCCAACCGGGACAGGGAAGACAACTGCTTTGGGCAGCATCGCCGACGCCGGCGTTGAACTTTTCTGCCTCTTCACCGAAAACGGCTTGGAAACTCTCATGGGGTACTGGGCTGACCGTGGTCTTCCTATCCCGCCAAACGTTCACTGGCACGTTTTACCTCGCGGCGCAGACTCCTTCTCCACCTTGGCCGAGTCAGCCAACAAGGTCAACACCTATTCTTTGGAAGCCTTGTTTAAAATGACTGACCCGGAGCGGCATAAGTCGAACCAGTTCGTCACCATGCTGCGGGCGTTCTCCGACTTTCCAGACGATCGCACCGGGAAGAAGTTCGGCAAGGTCGATGGTTGGGGGCCAGACCGGTGCTTGGCAATCGATTCCCTCACAGGCATTAATCCAATCGCAATGTCTTTGGTCATAGGGCAAAAGCCTTTGAAGGATCAACGCGACTGGGGTATTGCGCAGGATCAGATTGAAAAGCTACTTCGCAACTGCTGCGACGGGGCGAAGTGTCACTTCGTCTTAACCGCTCACGTCGAGCGGGAAACAGATATGGTCTTCGGCGGCGTCAAGGTAACCGTCTCAACTCTAGGCCGAGCGTTAGCCCCCAAGATCCCGCCAATGTTCTCAGACGTTATCCTTACAGTCCGCAACGGCACTGAATTCAGCTGGTCCACCGCCAATCCTCAAGCCGATCTCAAAGCCCGCAACGTCCCTATTGCTGATAACATCAAACCCGGCTTCGGTCAGATCTTTGACAAGTGGCTGAAACGAGGAGGTCAACTTTCACCATACGTTAAGTAACAAGTAAACAAACAAACAGTTAAACAGTTAACTCGTTAAACTGCTATCATTCAACTTTTCTTTTCTCTCTTTACAAAGGTTTATCAAATGTCTACCGCATCTCTCTTCGACCCTCAGTCCTTTCTCGACGCTACCACTACCGAAGCCAATGTCAAGCGTCCGCCAATTCCAGCCGGTACAGAACTCGTCGGCGTGATTCTCAAGATCGCTTCGCGTGCGTGGCAGGGAAAGAAGGATCCCACCACCGGCGGCATCGTGATCGATGTGACTGTTGAGTTCGATCTCGACGCAGCAGCTCCAAACATCAAGCAGCTGGTTGGCCTGGACAAAGTCACCATCCAGGACGGCATCATGCTGGACTTGACTGACTCTGGCTCGATCGACTATTCTCCTGGCAAAAACTCCAAGCTCCGCCGTTATCGCGAAGCTCTGGGGCTTAACGTTCCTGGCCAATCGTTCGCCGCTCGCATGATGGAAGGTCGTACAGTTCGCTGCAAGATCAAGAACGAACCGTATGAAGGCGATATCTTCGACAAGATCGATTCGGTTGCGAAGGTTTAATTATCGTCTTCGCTGGTATAGATAGTTAATCCTTAGCTAAAAGGCAGTTAGACGTTAAACTTTAACTGCCTTCTTTTTTCCCTCGCTTTCCTTCAAAGGTCACCGCCGCCATGGATATCACAGTCACTCCTATCACAGCCGTAAACCTTTTTCGTTTAGAAACTTACGTTGATCGGATAGCCGGGACGATCTTCCGTCAGATCCCAGTTACAGAAACCGGCGAACGTGACCCAATGCGGCAGGAACTCTTCGGCGGCTCTTGTCACATCTTCATCAACGGTCGACAGGTTCCAATCAACTTCCCAATCGACGATGCAACTTCCTTAACAGAAGCAATTGAGAAGTTTGCCCCGGCTTGCCAAGCTTGCATTCAAGCCATTCACGATCAGCAGCTACGCTCCAAGATCCTAAGCGGCGGTGGAGCTGTTCCTAATTCCAAACCTGTCTCTACTCTCGATTTGTCTAAGACCCGCAAGGGCAATTGAGGTTTACTTTCCATGTCTGCACAGCCACAGCAACAGCGCAATTTCCATCTGCATTCTATTAAAGCAGAAGATATCTTAATTCCGAAGTATAGGCAGAGGAAAGAATTCAAACCAGAACATATTGTAGCTCTGGCCGGTTCGATCTCGCGACTAGGCTTAATGCATCCAGTAGTTGTCCGCCGAGACTCAGACGGAGAAATTGCTTTGGTCGCCGGCGAATGCCGCATCAGAGCTTTGACGTACCTCTGGAACTTCGGGGAAGTCGTTCGTTGCGGACAGTCAACCTTCTCTGAAGGCACAGTTCCTTGCATCTACTTCGGTGACTTAGATCCAGTTGATGCGATGGAGATGGAACTGGAAGAGAACATCCGGCGGTCGGATTTGACTTGGCAGGAAAAAGCTGACGCGACTTCCAAGCTGCTCATCGCTCGCCAAGCCCGTGCTACCCGCGACGGCACTCCACAGCCGACTATTGAAGAAATCTCCAGTGAAGTTCGTGGCGACTCCCCGACTTCCCGCGAGCAAACTCGCAAAGAAATCTTGGTCTCTAAACACTTATCCGATCCGGAAGTCCAAAAGGCAAAGTCCGCCGACGATGCTTTCAAACTTCTCAAGCGCCGCGAGGCTATCGCGAAGAACGCAGAACTCGCCGCCAAGGTCGGAGTGACCTTTAACTCCGAAGTCCATACTTTACTCAACGGCGATGTACTGGAACTTCTCCCTGACATCCCAAAGGACTCCTTCGATGTTCTCCTCACAGACCCACCATACGGAATCGACGCAGATAAATTCGGTGACTCTGGAGGAATTGCTGGAAGTGGTAACCAAGGCTCGCACTTCTATGATGACTCCTGGACTTACTGGAACAAGCTCGTTAAGTTCCTCGCCGCTGAGTCTTTCAGAGTTTGTAAGCCGCAATCCCACTGCTATGTCTTTTGTGACATTGACAACTTTGTCTTCCTTAAAAGCTTCTTCATTGAAGCTGGCTGGCGAGTCTTCCGTACACCGTTGGTCTGGGTTAACCCTACGTCCAACCGCGCACCTTGGCCCGAACACGGTCCTCAGCGTAAATATCAAATCGCTATGTTCGCGGTTAAAGGGGATCGACCAGTAACGAAAATTTACCCTGACGTATTGGTGTATCCTTCAGATGAAAACCTCAACCATCAAGCGCAAAAACCAGTGGCTCTTTATCAAGACTTACTGGTTAGAAGTATACGTCCTGGTGATTCTGTATTGGATTGTTTTGGAGGAACTGGTCCGATAATCCCCGCTGCACATGCGCTGAAATGCAAGGCTACTTACATCGAGCGTGACCCCGCAGCTTATGGAACAGCGATTACAAGACTAAAAGGATTGGAGTAAACCATCATGACTATAGATTATAAAGTCCTTCCTATCGATTCCGACTTAGCTCCTTGCACTTTAGAACAAGCTGCTTTTGAAGTCGGGCCAGCGTTTGTTTATTACTTACACATCCACCCAAAGAGAGTTTGGGCGACAGCGCAAATAACCAAGCATGATTACATAAACTCTAACAGACCTTTAAACCCTCAAATCTCTATCGTAGTAGATGAAGGGATTGAAGTAGAGTCTGAATGGTTTCTATGCGCTAATGGAAAAGCCTGCGGGTCTGTTGGAGTAAGTTAAGAATGTCAGCCGTAATCGTCCCGCCTTCTGGTCCTATCCCTGCGAAGATAATGATCGTCGGGGAAGCTCCTGGAGAAGAAGAAGAACGTCGTCATGAACCTTTTGTCGGAGCGTCTGGTGCTGAGTTAACCAAGATGCTTGGCGAAGCCGGGATCTCCCGCAGCGAATGCTTCATCACCAACGTCTGTCGAGTTCGCCCTCCTAACAACGAGATCAAACATTTCTTCGCTAAGACTAAAGCCGAACGCACAACCGAACACGTTAAGGTTAGAAACTTTTGGGTCTTACCTTCCATCGCCGAAGGCGTCGAACGCCTTAAAATGGAAATCGAATCTGTCCAGCCTAACATCATCATCGCCGTCGGCAACACACCTCACTGGGCTTTAACCGGCCTATGCGATATCAAGCCTAAAACCGGCCTAACAGGTATCGGCAAATGGCGCGGAAGCATGCTTCATGAAGACCTCACCTCTCGTCGAACTCAACTTATCCCGACGTACCATCCTGCAGCAGTCCTCCGCCAATGGTCTTGGCGCAGTACTCTTGTCGCTGATCTACGCCGAGCTGTCCGTTTTAGGAATGGAGAGAGATTTCCTGACCCAGGATGGAAGTTTATTATACGGCCCGGATTTGACACTGTACTACGAGTACTGGTGGAATTACGAGAGCGACTCGATCAGGGTGAATGTCTACGCCTCTCTTTCGATATTGAAACCAGAGCCGGGCACATCGCTTGTGCAGGATTTTCGTGGTCACTTAAGGAAGCAATCTGCATTCCTTTAATGTGCGCGGAGCGGCGAACAGGTTACTGGAATGACGAGGAGGAAGCGTGGATAGTATTCAACTTACTACTTGTCTTAACCCACAAGAATGCTTCTGTTGTGGGTCAAAACATCCTGTACGACTCGCAATATACTTGGCGGCATTGGCACTTTGTCCCTCGTGTGACTCAAGACTGTATGATCTCCTGGCATTCTATCTTCTCCGACCTGCCGAAGAGTCTAGCGTATCAAGCCAGCTTGAACTGCAATTTCTACCGGTACTGGAAGGATGAGGGTAAAGACTGGGCGAAGAACATGGGGGAGGATCAACTCTGGTATTACAACTGCGAGGACTGTGTTTATACTGATGAAGTTGGACAGAGCGAACTGCAGATTGTTGAAAAGTTTAAGTTGAAATCAGTTCACGACTTTCAGCAAAAGATGTTCTGGCCTGTGTTGCAGGCAATGCAACGCGGCGTCTTTATCGACAAACGCAAGCGCAATGAACTTATCATGGAAGTGCAAGATCAAGTTGCGCATCGAGAACAGTTCTTGTTAGACGTTCTAGGGCACCCGCTTAATCCTAATTCTCCTAAGCAGATGAAGCAATTGTTTTACGAGGACCTTCAACTCCCAGTTCAAATGACTCGGGCTAAGAAAGGCGAACCGGCAAGACCAACTCTTGACGACGATGCTATGGCTAAGCTCAGCCGTATCGAGCCTTTGGTCCGTCCTTTAGTCAACTGCATCGCCGACTTGCGTACCTTAGGCCAGTTCCTTTCGAACTTCCTCTGCAAGCCCTTAGACATTGACGGCCGCATGCGTTGCTCTTACAATATCGGAGGAAGTGAAAGTGGGAAATCAGCCCCTAAAACTTATCGACTCTCATCATCTGAAAATGCCTTTGGATCTGGAACGAATCTCCAGAATATTCCTTCCGAAAAAAGCAAGTCCCTTGGTAAGGCGGCTGCTCGTGGAAACATTGCTGCGATTGGTGACCCGTATCAGTTCCCTAACATCCGGTCAATGTTCGTGCCAGATCCAGGTTACACCTTCTTCGATGGTGATCTCGATCGAGCGGACCTTCAAGTCGTCGTCTGGGAAACAGATGATTTGATGTTGAAGGCTGCCCTTCAAATGGGGGCAGACATTCACCTTATGAACTCGTTTGTTCTGCAGAGAAAAGAACCACCGCCGCTAGAAGAACTCGTCGAAACTCATCCCAAGTACCGCGATCATCGCGGCCCGCTGAAACTCGTCCGCGAATTCGCAAAGGTATTTTGCCATGCAACTAACTATGGCGGCGGCGCTAGAACAGTGGCTGCTAACACTGGAAGAACAATCCATGATATTGATCGAGCGCAAAAGCTATGGTTTGGCGCTCATCCTGGAATCAAAACATGGCACGATAGAATTAAATCTCAAGTTAACAAATTCAGGTTCGTCGAAAATAGGTTTGGTTACCGCTGGTACATATTCGATCGAATCGACTCAGTTCTGCCCGAAGCCATAGCCTGGATTCCGCAGTCAACCGTCAGCATCGTTATCAATAAGATATGGATGAATATCTACGAAGGTATTCCTGACGTGCAAGTCCTCTTACAGGTCCACGATTCTTTATGTGGACAGTTTCCAACCCGTCGAAAAGAAAAACTCATGCCACTAATTAAATTAGCCGGTAAAGTTCTTATACCGTATGAAGATCCGCTGATTATTCCCTTTGGTTTAAAGACCTCGGAAGTTTCCTGGGGCGAGGTGAAGTAAAGTGGCTTTGCCAGAAGACTTTGAAGAAGTCGCTTTCATCAAGCAACAAATTATACAGCTAACCAACGGCTTACCAGCTGGTGTAATAACTGTTGCTTTGATTGAAATTATCAGAGAACTTGTGTCGCAAGTAGACGACCCTAAGTTTGCGGCTATTGTTAAAACTGCTGTTAGAGAAATGCTTAGTTAATTTCAAACGTTCATAACTCTCACAATTATCCACGTCACAAAATGACCAGCCCAACTACACCTTTGCCTTCTCCCCGCAACTTTCCTGATTGGCTAACAGCTTATGTGCAATACGCTTCGTTCTCAGAAGCCCCAGCTAAAATGCACTTTTGGTCTGGAGTTTCCGCTCTTGCAGGCGCTCTGCGCCGACGCGTTTGGCTGGACATGGGATACTTTCGTTGGACTCCTTGTTTTTACATCATCATCGTAGCGCCGCCGGGAGTCGTCGCCAAGTCCACTACCGCCGACATCTCTATGCAGATTTTACGCAAGGTCAAAGGGGTAAAGTTCGGCCCGCAAATGGTGACTTGGCCGGCGTTGGTTAAGGCCTTTGCCGATTCCAAAGAAGAATTTGAATGGAATCAAGAATGGCATCCGATGTGTGCTTTGACAATTGAATCCAGCGAACTCGGCAACCTCATCAATCCAGCCGATCGTGAGATGATTGACTTGTTGGTGACTCTCTGGGATTCCAAGACCGGCGGGTTTGATAAGGTTACCAAGACCTCCGGCAACGACGCCGTTGTTAACCCTTGGATTAACTTAATCGCCTGCACCACACCTGCCTGGATTGAAGGTAACTTTCCAGAATACGTGATCGGCGGCGGATTTACTTCCCGTTGCATTTTCGTCTATGCAGAGACAAAAGAAAAGCTAGTCCCGTATCCTGGGTTAGAAATTCCTCCAGGGATTGAAGATGTTAAAACTGCCTTACTGCAAGACCTTGAACACATCGCCATTACTTTATCCGGACCGTTTAGCTTAGACTCTAAGGCGATTGACTGGGGGAAGTTGTGGTATCACAAGCATTATGAAAAGCCGCCGGAGGATCTCACCGACGAACGCTTCGCCGGATACCTAGCTCGCAAACAAACCCACATGCACAAGCTAGCGATGATCCTAAGTGCTTCTCGCAGCGACACTAGAGTTATCAGTGTAGAAGATCTTTACACTGCGAATCAGATGCTAAGTAATTTAGAAAAAGACATGCCGAAGGTCTTTGCGAAAATCGGCAGAACTGAGCAGTCTATCCATGCTGAACGGTTTATTAAGCACGTTCAACAACAGGGCTCGATGACTTACGAAGCTGCTTATCAGTTCATCCATATACACTTTCCATTGCATAGGGACTTTGAAGGAATCCTGGCCGGTGCGATTCGATCCGGCCAGTTAAAGTTAGAAGGTAGTCAAACTGGTTATGTTATTAGAGCTGTTAAACCAGCTGCTTAGAAAAGACCTTCAAGCACCATTACGTAGACAGTTATTGCTCCTGAACGATTTTCCAAATAAACACTGTCACCAAACCAGGAAATAGTAGTCGCGCCGTCTACGCCAGTAGTTCCATCAAGTGCAACGTTGGAAACAGTTACCCCCGATGACCCACCCCAGTCAACAGTCGTTGTACTTTCAAACCGCAAAATTCCATTAAACCTAGGTGTGGTGTTAGCAGAATCTCTAAACAACTTAACACTAATCTGTGTATCCTGTTTACCAAGCCTAACTCTCGCTGCAGAATCGTCGACAAGGGTTATTCTATAAGTATTAATACCTACCTGACTTACAGTATCTACAAAATCCAGTCTGTATTTGTTAATGCTGTAATCAGTTTGTGTAAGTACAATATTATTCTGGGCGATAAACCCAAAGGCATCTGAAATAGAACTACCTCTAATAACACCAACCGTCGATCCAACAGGAGCAGCTTCATCTAAGATACAGACTAAGTTATCTCGAATAGTGTAGTTATAGATTTCCGCCAGTCCTTCAAGAAAGATAAGCGTGCTCTTAACATTACGAGCTATGTTGTCGTTAATAGTGAGATACTTGTTCTCGTCCATGCCTCCTGCTACGTGCATGAAAGAGTCAGGCATTTTTTCGTAAGAAACAGAATCGACTGTAGTAAAAGGCGCGCTAATACCTTCTTCAAACGTAGAAGAATAACGGTTGTGTTCGACAACCAGCCCTCCGCCGTATTGCTGCCAAACTGGCGTAAAACTAGCGCCTACGATTAAGTTATTGCGAACTGTTTCGTCACGACCTCGGATGGTAAAGCCTCGATAAGCATTGAAAATAACATTGCTTTCGTAGACCGTTCCTGCGCAAGGTCCATGGCTACCATATGCTGAACCCCCTTGAGCGCCTAATGGGAAGAAAGGTGAGCCGTCTTCAGCATTTCCGCCGCCGAAGTATCTGTTCCCTGCAATAATGCAATACCAAGAAGGAACTCCAGTGTAGCCTGAAAGATCAATTCCACGTCTACATTCTCTCCCTAATGTTTCTCGAATTGCTGTCCCCCAGCAACCTTCGACCAAAATTCCATAACCTAGCTGCCCAGAAATTGCAAGGTTAGCTCCAGCGTAAGTCCCTCTAAACACAGTGCCTTTATAACAGCGATGTACGTGTAGGCCAATTCTGGTTGAATTCAGTGCTCCACAATTTTCAATATAAGGATTGTCAGCTGCGAAAACTAACCAACCTCTTGAACTCCCGTTAATCCGCAAGCGTTCAAAATTAACGCCTTTCATCTTTATACTTATTGGTCGGTATACAGTAACAGTCGTTGTTCCAGCAGGCATACCACAAGTCAATGCGGCATCTAAAGTAACAGTTAATCCTGAGATCGCTGTAATCTTTGCTAACTGTCCTTCAAAGGCTAACCCTCGAGGGTCTGAGGGCCAAAGAGTATCATTCTGAACAACAAGTAAATCTCCATTCTGAACACCAGTTGCACTTGTTAAAGCAAGTTGCATTTCGTTAGGAAACGCGTCTGCAGTAGTTGTTGTTGTTAAAACAGTAGTGCCTAAGAACTGAGCTTGAGAAGTAGCTGGGGATGTATCACAGTAGAGTGTTGCTTGTTCTTCTCCATCGTAAGTAGACCAGTCAATGTTTAAACCTTCAAATTCCAGCGGAGTGTGGTAGTAAGTTACTCCTGACTTAAACTTCACCGGCGACCCAGAATTAGTTGCTCTAACAATCGCCTGGGTCATGTCAGTTGTCCCCGGTACAGTGTTATTGCCGTAACGGTCTACAAACCCTGGCTTATAACCATAGTTTACAATTGTGCTGCCGCCGATGATTTCGGCAGCTGTTTCCTCATAAACAGTAGCGAACAGGTTATTAACCATGTTCAACCACGCAGCACTGATTGCTGGTAGCCTACGGGCGACGAAAGTCAATAGTGGGAGTGCCATGATTACGTATCCAAAGTTAAATCAAATCCAACGTTGTCTGGGATCGAGCAGTCAGGTATAGCTAAATCTGGAATAGCTGATACACCGTTTAAACTGCAAACTAAAATATCAATATCAGTTTCAGGTTGGCTAAAAGGAACTGTCTGAACGTCTTTTACTGCTCGAACAAAGTCTTGAGGTTGCCGAGCTTCATTATGCTCCGGGCACCGCCACATGCCCTGCCAGTTCTTAACCATCTCGGAAGCTTTTCGCTTCCGTCCACACATGGAGCAGGCTACGTTCCAGTCACCCGGTGCGTAGTAGTCGCGAGAACCTTTAGTCGGACCGCCCATTTAAATATACTCTAAGGCTTTTTTGTGATAGACTGGAAGCTGGTCAACCGGCACCGGCGCATAACCTTCAATCTTTATTCTACCATCAGCCATGCGACTGCATAAACCAAGACCTGGAACTTGCTTAGCTATTTTCCTGTGATGCTGATATTCTTCCTCAGTCATCACTTGCTGCCGGCTCTTCATAACTAAACCTCAAGTGTTCACGGTTTGCGCTAGGTAAATACTCTGCACGTTCTTCTTCAGTCATCTTATCCAGCAATCGTTTTTGTCGTTGCCAAGGAAGTTTCTCAAACATGCTGATATAGGGGTTAAAATCCTGCCCTCGTTTAAGAACGTTTTGGGCCAGCCGCTGTTGCTCTTTAGCTGTTAACTGATATTTTTCCAGCATAGTTTCCAGCAATTCCCCGTAGCCTTCAATATCACCTTTGTCGTAAAGGCGGCTGAGTTCACGGCGGTCGTTGGAAAGTAAAGCAGTTTCGTAAGGCGTTTGCTTAGCCGCATAATACTTACGATAAAGCGTGGAAATCTCACCTTCTACATGAGATTGTTCAGCGTACTTCGGTGCTGGGCTAAACCCGCTGACGTTAAGAATAACGTCCTTTGCAGTTCGTTCGCTAACACGCGTTGCCTTCATGCTGATAGGTTCAAGGTCGATGAAGGTGGCTTTGATCGTTTGTCTTAACTTCTCATGCCAAGGACTGTTAGGATCGCGGATTTCTTGATCCATCCAGTTTACGCCGGTCGCCCATTGCTTAACCATGCCGACAACGCCGGAGGCTTTATTCGAAGCAATATGCCATAGGCCAGGAGCTAAACCTTCATGCTCAATATGCTTAGCAATCGCAGCGAACTCTCTAGGGTAGAACATAGTGTTCACTCGTTCAGGATCGCCATTAGGTTTAGCGTTTCCGTTCTTCGGGTAAAGGTAGTCGATCATTTCCTTAGGCGGCTCTCCGCCGAGAAGATAAGTCATCAGTCCGCCATACATTAAAGACTGAATTGTGTAAAACGACACAAACAAAGGTCGATCTAACAAGCCCTTCTTAGCCTTTTGCGATAACGAACCTTTTGAAGTAACCGACTGGCCAACGTCTAAAAGGCCACCGCCGTACTCGCGAATGAAACCTAGGTTCCAGCCTAAGGACAAGGTGTTAGCAACAGCTAAGTCTTTAACCGTGCGGTTCCAGAACAAGGTGTTGTAAGCCATTTCGCCATAACGATTGTCAATCGACTTCGCCAACTTCCTAAAGGCTAACAGTCTTCGCCCTTTATCAGTAATCAAAGTCGGATCAACTTTAATCGCTGTCTGCACGTCTTTCAAGTAACTAGCGATTTTCAGCGAAGGAATCCAGATCTCGAACATTGGTTTTTGCAGAGATTGAATAACTGCAAACGGTAAATACCAGACAGTTTTAACCGCACCTTCAGTTCTCTTTATCCCTGGTTCGTTAATAGTTTGCTGAATAGCTTTGCGTAAACTATCAATCGCGCCTGTTTTGTACTGCACAGACATTTCAGGAATCATTCCACCTTCAGACATGTATTGAAAGGCTTGTAGGTCAGCGCCGGTTAAAGACGCGGCATCGATCTTTCCCTGGTACGCCCGCAGCAGTCGACCTCCGAGCTTCGGGTTATCCCAGACGCCTTTAAAGGGAATTCCTTTTGAACCATAAAGCCCGGCATCGATCATCTGCCCTAACCACTGAATAGGGTTAGTTTGGCCGCTGAGCAAGGCCTTAGACGCCCGCACCATTCCAGTAGCGTTGTCGATGGTAGCAACGTGAAGAGGGTGGAATAATGACAGTGCAAGTTTAACTGGAACAATCGTGTTCTTTAAAAACATCGCACCTCTAAAAGTATCGCCGACAAGCCCCGACATTGCCCAAAGAGATTTAGTATCAAAGGCGTTGTGTAAGATCGCATCGGCTTGGGCGTCAACCCAATAACCTTCACCAGTCGGTGACCGGCGGTAATTGGACTGAACTCCCTTTGGAGAATCAGGATCGTTTTTAGTTTTCTTCTTCGCTAAGCCATAAGTTTCTAAGTCCCGCAGCAACGTCACTCGCATTTCCGCGATGTCGCTGGCGTGTTGGCGAGCAAGCATGATTTCTTCAGGGTTAGTGAACTGCGGCACAAATCCAGCTTTAATCGCCTCGGCGTAAAAATCAAAGGCACGATCTTTAGTGAACTTCGGATCTCCCCACTTTGCGCCGTACTTAGCTTCAAAGTGCGCAGCTAACTTATCCCCATCTTTAAAGACATGGTAAAGATAGTTGTCAACCGGATCGTACTTAATCCCGAGATTTTGATCAGCAGTAAAGATAGCCTGATTCCGCTGACGAATGTTATCCGCCGCCTTTTGAAACACAGGGTTTTTAAACTTTGCTCCTGATTCGAAAAAAGAGATAAAGTCTAAAACAGCTTTCCCAGACATCTTCTCCCAGAACCTGATTCGGTTCTTCGCATAGCCGTGGTTGGTGGCATCCTTGTTCATTGACTCAGCGATTTTATTCGCCAACACCGCTGCAGCCATTTTAGCCTTCGGCCCTAAGGCTTCAGGATTGATAGTGCGGATGATCTCATCGTACCAAGCGGTTAGTTTACCCTTGACGAATAAACCGCCTGGTAGAGCGTCTAAGGTTGGACCAGAAGCAAAGATCTGAGTAGCTTGAGCAACGGCTGCTGGCGTTGGCTCAGCTGTTATAGTAGCGGTTGCCGCAGGACGACTTACTTCGTAAACAGGAATTCGTGGGTGATTGGAAACTTTAGAGCCATTGACTCCAGGAGAGTTAGGGTTTTCCTTAACTTCAAAGCCTTTTTTACTAAGAGCCTCGTAAACACGTTGAGCATCGGGGCTGACACTAAAGTCACTGGCCAAGGTTAGTCCTCGTTCAACAGCAATGTCAGCGAGAGTCGCCATCATCGCTTGAGAATTACCTTTACCTCGTTCGCCTGGGACAACGTCAGCCCTCTTAACCTGAAGATAATTCCCGTTTTCCTGCGCTAATAGTTCACCAGTTCCTGAAGGCAATGCAACGGTATGTTGCCCAGTGTCTTCATCAACTGTATGTACAGGCGTATTAACAGTAGTAGGTTTAGCGGGGACTTTAGTTGGTAGTTCAGCGACAGTCTTTGAAACTGCAATACCAGCTTCTTCAGGTGAGATAACTGTTTGTCCTGGCTTTAATCGAACTCTAGGCTTAGCTGGTTTACCGCCGACAGTAACTGGCTTCCCTTTAGAAATATCGACTTCAGCATTACCAACCTGCTCCCCCATAGCTTCGGCAGACTTTGTAATCTGCTTAGCCATTTCTTTCTGCGAAGGTGTTTTAACATCAGGGTGACGAAGCTGCGCTCGACTATTTGCCTTGTCGATAACAATGTTCATCAAGCCAGAGACGCTAAGCTGCGCACCTGCGCCGACGATTGTCGCGCCAGTTGTTTCTAGCAAAGCTTTATTAATGTCTTTAATCGTAACGTCGTCGCGGAGTTGCAGGTTCCAGTCTTCTAAAATAGTAGCAACTGAAACTAAGTTCTCACCCATGATGTCAGTGACTAGAAACTCAGCCGCCTTTTGCATAAAGGGAGATTTCTTAGCCAAGGCTCCCATTGGCGTGGCTTCGGTAAAACCGGCAAGGCCGCCGATTAAACCAGCACTGATCGCGGCTTCGCCTTCCGGAACACGTAGTGAGCGAAGTTCGCCGTAACGTTGCAGCCCTTCCATTCCACCGAGAGCAACTAGAGCTGGGACTTGTGCGCCAGGAACAAGCGCACCGGCGGTGACAATAGGGACAGTAATAGCTGCACTGGATAAACCAGACTGAATCGTACGCTCAATCGGCCCGGCGTCGGAAGGAATAGCATCCTGCATAGCGGTTAGATGCTGACGAGTTTGTCTCGCCGCCCGCCCGGATTGCATCTCTGCTCCAAACGCCCGGTCGGATGCCCCAGCGGCGTTCTGTGCGGCCACGTCGCGTACGATCCTGGTGAGGCCAGTCCACTTGTGCTCTCCCGGTTTCATCGTACGGGAGAGTTTACCAGACGCAAGCTGTTCAGCGGAAGAAGCTTCGCCAATCGCAATAGAGTCTGCTACAGCTTGATCGATACTAGAGCCTAGGGAACGGAGGGAAGCTTTGACAGTGGCGGTGATATTCCCAGGCAATCTCTTTGCAGCAGTTAAATCAGCATTCGGGTTAACAGGTTCTGGAACTCTACCCCCACCAGGAAAAGCTCTACGGGTTGCAGTTAAAGCTGTTGGCGGAATCGGCGCGCCTGGAACACTAGGCGCGGCTTTAGCTCGTTTAGAAGAAACTGGCGCAGCCATGGTAACATCAGCGGCTTCAGCAAAGCTGATTTCGCCGCCGCTCCCGCCGCCAGTAGAAGCAGGTTCTGGCCTGACAACAGGTCCCATTACCTCTTCAAACGAGATTTCAGCTTCGCCGGCCATTTGCCTTAAGCTCCTTCGTCGATATCAGTATGCTCATTGTCGAAGTCTTCGTCTTCTTCCAATTCAGCATCTAAGTCAGCTTCTGCTTCTTCATCTGAGACTGCTTGAAAACCAGAACCAGTCCAAAGTAAAGTTTGCCCTTCGTACTTACCTCTTCCCTGGTAATACATGTTAACGCGGAGTTTTGCTTGAGCAGCCGCCAAGTCTTGAGGCCTATTGCTTTTTGCTTCAGGCATAGCGATAGGAGCTGTTTTAGAACCAGCCATCCGAGTTCGCCGGCGGAGTCCGCCGAAGTCGCCTTTAGCCTGAGCTTCATTAAACGCACGGCGAGCAGCTTGACTACGAGGAAGATTATCATCCCGCATTAAAGCTGTCATTCGTTCAGCAATAGGCCGAGCTAAAATCCTGGCGTCTTCAGGCGTTACTGATCCCATGTATTCAGCGTTGATGATATCGCTAACTGATCTAACATCTTCAGCTTTAGGCGGCTTTGCGCCAGCTTTCTGCAAAGCAATATCACGGGTGTTAGTTAAACGTTCTTGCGCCTTAATCAACTCAATCCTAGCTGAGCTTTCACTCGCGTTAGCAAGCGAAGCATCTGCACGGGCCCGTGCAGCGTCTGTCACCGCCCGCTCTTTTTGTGTAACGACAGTGTCTTGGATCTTCGCCACAAGTTCAGGACTGTATTCCATTTGTGCAAAGGGGCTGGGTTTGCCAGTTGTCATTGCAAACAAGTTATTAGCTTGTTTCCAGCTGGCTTCGTCTCCGACACTTTGCAAAAGGTTAGAAGCTAAGGTTAAATCCTTAATCCTAGCGTTAAGCTCCTTGTCTTTAATTTCTGCCGCGTTAGTGCGAATAGTTGAAGCTTTTGAAGCGTATTCAGCAGCTTGCTGCGGCAGCCCACTCTGCAAAGCCATCTTTGCTAATTGGTCTAAGCTGTTAGGGATATCATCGAGTTCTGACCGACCACCGCCGGGAGGCGCTTGTTCAGAGGAGTCATCGCGGGCAGCTGATTGCCCACGCATCATTTCAATCATCTTTTTCTGCGACTCAAGCGCGATCTCACTAGACTCTAGTGCAACTTCAGATTGCTGAATCTCCACATCGCCTTTACGTAAAGCCATGTTAGCGAGAGACTGCTGCATGTCTTCTTGCCTGCGAGCAGACTGGCCAGCTGCAAAACCCCAAAGTTCAGCCATGATCATTCTCCAGGAACGTTAACCATATAGCCGCCGCCAGCATGCATAGTGCCTGGGATAGAAGTACTACTGCCAAAGCTACCGCTTCCACCGACACCGCCGGCTACTCCGCCAACACTTCCACCACTACCGCCAAAGGCGTAGCCTAAGGAAGACAGAGCTCCGCCGAGTTGCTGGTAAGAAGCGTCATAAGATCCTTGCGCTACCTGCCCAGCGCTAGCCGGATTGAATTGCGCACCTGATAAACTAGCTAGCAAATTCTTCTGCTGTTGTAGGTAAGTGCTGGAGAAAGACTGACCAAAACGTTGAAGAGCAACAGCGGCGTTGCCAGAACCAGCAAATCCTTGAGCAGAACTAGACCGTTCGACTGCTTGCATTCCTTGATCAAAAGACGCTTGGTAACCGGCGTCTTCAAAGATCTTATTAGGATTCTGCATTAAGTCGATTAGTTGGTCAGCAAAGTACTGCTGTCGCTGGTTTTGACTTCCAGCAATACCCGCCATTTTATCGCCTTGCTTTTTGGAATTATAAGCGCTGTAAGCGCCTACTCCAGCACTGACGACAGCAGTAGTAATCGCAGCCATTTTACAACACCTTCATATAAACGCTTTCAGCGTGTTTAAAGCCAGCTCGTTTGTAGACTGCGCAAACCTGATCATGCATTGAATCAGCCAATGCAATCATACTCCAAAACGTAACGCCTTTGTCTTTAGCAGCTTGCTGCAAAGCGACTCGCAAACGAGTACCTGCTTTGTTTCCGCGATGCTCTGGGTCGATCCACCAAAAGGCTTCAACACCTTGCAAAAACCCAAAGTTCCAATACAAGGGAGCGATGAATGCAGCTGCAGTTCCGACAACTTTATCTTCGACTTCAACCACCAACAACAGATGTTCTCTTAGCAATTGCTCAAAAGTCTGAATCAAAGACTCTTCATCAATATCAGTGAACTCTCTGTGTGGGTTGAACTCGAAGAACTTATGGCCGATCTGCACCAAGGCGGCGAAATCCAAATATTTAGCTTTACGAATTAACATCTCTTTATCACCTTTAGTAAAAAGCAGTAAGCACTAACCTTCCATTTTCAGCATTGGTTCCAAAGCCTCCAACAGGTTCTGCACGATGCATTAAGTTAGCTGGGAATAACGCTACTCTGTTAGGCACCATGTCAGCTTGTTCGTAGACTTTCCATGCTTTAGGGTTGTTAGTGTCTCGCCGCCAAATGTTCAACTCTTCTTCATCTCTCGGATCACTTCGCATTCCAGTTTCTTTATGCTCAACTAAAGACGTTCCGCCTTTGCAATGCTGAGCACGAGTTAAGTAAAGCATTAACGATTGCTGCCCCATTGAAGTGTCAGTATGGGCTTGATGAGGAGCCTTTACCCCGGCTAAACTCAACCGCATAAAGAGGGTCTTGGGCTGGCCGAAAAACTGCTTTACTACATTAGGAATGTCAATACTGATGTCTGGATAAACAACACCATCGACAGGGTTGGTGATTCCTGCATAAGGGATCTTGTCACAATGGTTTCTTAACATTGTGAAGATATCAGCAGGAAGGAAATCGTCTATAACTTCGAACATAAATTACTTTAAGTCGCTGCTACTTCATTTATCAAGACGCCGTTCTCGAACTCCATCGAACCTGTAGCACCAGCCCCGGTAATCGCAGCTGTAATGATGGTTCCTGTGAAACCTTTACTCAATAACTGATCTATCGCATTCATCCAGCCGATCATGTCTTGAGAAGGTCGGCCTTCGGAATCAGCGATCTTGGTAATCGCAATCGGCGGAGGAGTTAGCATCGCCATTAGATTGTACCTATGTCGATTTGCAAATCCACTGTCTTCATTCGAAAAGCTGTATTACCTTTGTAGCGGAAGTTCCAAGCTCTGGAAGTAAACGAACCGCAATCAGTTAACTGTGGAACGTCGATTGACAAGTCAACAGTGCGAAAGTTCGACCATGCAGCAGGGTCGTAGTCTCTGTCGTTATGTCGGACTTCCAACATGCCTTGAATTCTATCTGCGCTGAACAACATCGCCGCGAGCTGTTTAGAGCGCTTTGTTCCAGCGTCGTAACGAGGAGTGTAGATGTCCAAGGGGACAATTGTCCCTGCATCGTTTGGATAAATGTAGTCTTCGTCCATGAAGAACAAGTTACCTGTAATATCCTGTGCTACATAAGTCCAGGCGTCAGGAACAATTGAACTTCGCATGTAAGTAACTTGTGTCGGAGTCCAGCGTCCACCGGTTGCGTTAGTCCACTGATACCAGAGGTTTTCGCTGATATCGTAGACTAAAGTAAAGCCAATGTTCTGTGTGCTGATAGTGAAGAACTTATGTCCGCCGAGTTTAATGACAGAGCTGAACCAGTTATCTCCACTGCCTGCTCGAAGCATTCTATCAATCGCTGGAGTAGAAACAATAGAAGGCTGCATACGGTCTAGTAACATTACCTGAGGACCAGAACTGCGGTTAGTTGAGATCCAAATCAAAGCTCCGTCGATTTCTTGTATAGCGCCTGCATTCAATAATCCATAAGGTAAACTAGCTCCTCTGACGTAAGACAAAGGAGAGCCTGTTGGGTTGCCGGCGTTATAAAAGAAATCGCTAGTCCATTGCTTTAAAGCGATTATATAGTTTAAATGCTTGGTTAAATAAACTCCATAGTCTGGTTCGCTACGAGCCTGAATAGAGTTTAACAAATCCCAGATTGCAGGATCGTCTAAGTTGGTAGTGCCTCTGATCTCACGCGGAGTTACTAAGACAAACAAAAACCCGTCAAGATAGCCCCAGCCTCGGCGGAAAGAGTTAGTACCTGTCGGGAAATCGTCAGCGCCTAAGATCTGCGTCACCGTTGTTCCGTCGGTGAAATAAGCTGTTGTACCATCGCCGAAGACTAGTTCTTGCGCAGAACCTGCTCCTGGGACAGTTACAAAAGAATTAAATCCGCTAGCGCCTACGACTGTTGAGCCAATGTTTGTGCCGGCTAAGGTTATTAAATTATGGCTGAAAACATCATTGCCTACAATGGAGATAAGCTTTCCGATACCTGGAGAGGATTCAAAGAAATAAACACCTTTACCAACTCCGCCGCCGCTGACATACTGAGTTGTTGAAAACCCAGGACGTTTGTAAATCTGATACTCGCCAGTGGTTGGATCGCGTTCAGCATAGCCGTTCACAATCCTAACAGACTTTTCAAACGTGTTATCCCTGGAATCAAACGGGCCAGTTAACTGCACCCGCTTCGGAATAGGAACGCTGTCGAACTGTGTTTGGCGAGCCATTAACGGAAACTACCATTCATTTGAGTGGAACGAGAGTCTGGAGTGAAACGAGTTGAAGTATCTTCGACGTCCCAATCTTCCAAAGCCATGCGGTAGATGGCAGCACGTTGCTGGCAACGATCCATGATAGCTTGAGGTTGGCCGGTGGAGATTTCATCGGCTAAAGCCCATTGCAGCCACATAAACCATTCTTGTGGGAAGCTGAGAGCGTCAGTCAAACTCACCATGTTAGGGACTTGGATCTGAGTGATAAGGTGAACTTCGCCAGTAGCGGCTTCTGCGTCAGGAGTATTCCACAGGTAAACGTTGAGAGAGAGCTGTTGCTTGTCGACGAAGTAAGAAGAGATAGCGCCCTGTTGAACGACATTCGATAACCGAGTGTACTCGTCTCGCGATAGCGGCGGGTCAATAGGGCGCTTGTTGTCTGAAGAGTCGATATAATAACCTTGGATGATGCGCATCGGCTTGGTCATTACGACGTTGCCGGCAGGGCCCATTGAGTAAAGAGCTGTGCCGGCAGTGAGAATAGGTGAAGCGATTGCAATGTCTTCGTTGAGCCAAAGCTTTAAACCTTGAGTCTGCTCGACGTTGATGATGTCGTTTAAGCGGTTGAGATACTCGGCGTACTGGGAAGGAGTGGGCTCAGAATCCTGGCCCAGCTTCCCCGCATTCCGCATAGCGTAGGTGATGACGCGCAGAGGAGTGTTGAAGGTGACTGGGCCAGGCATGAGAGGAGTTCCTTAAAAATAGCTCTGTGTTGAAACAAGCTTAACTAAAACTGTCATATAATTTCCTTATTAAGGCACACCAGCTGTAATACCAGCTGACCCAGCATTACCATTCCAGGTATCAGTAGATTGAGCTTCTTGATAACCACCAGCAGCACTGTAAGTACCAGACAATGAATTCCAGACAACCTGATTTGCGCCAGCTCCTCCACGAAGATCAATGCCACCGGAATTCGCTGCAGCAGTAAACGCTCCGATAACATTATCTTTAATAATAAAGTTACGAGCCGCCATGATAATTTGATTAGTGTTTGTACCAAACACGTTATCGTGGATAAACCACTGATTACATTCAATAGTCCCAGCCATCGCAGTTGTCATACCGTCGAACTGACACCAGCCGACTTCAACATTGAAAGGGATTTCAGTAAACACTCCAGCAACGCCGCCGCGAATGCCGATGCCTGCTCCGGCAAAGCGACAGCCAAGAATCGACGCATGAGAAGCATCGCGTTCAGCGTCGCCTGCCCCTGCATTACGCACTATCTCGATGCAAGCTGCGTTGGCGTCGACAGCGGTAAAGAGCAGATTCATAAACCGCCAGCCCTGCTGCAGTACTCTAACAGTTGCTTGTGCAGCTACACCACCGCTGGCTGGCGGTGCCCATTGAGAGGCAGCCCAGTTACCACCAGCAGGAGTCGCGTCTGCGTGTCGGGGGCGATTGCCACAGCCAACAACGGTAACGTCGAAGATCTGAACAGGAGTGACCAGCTGTTCAACGACTTTACCGATAACGTAGATCACATCACCAGAGGCAATAGAAGCGAAAGCCCTGGCCATGGTGGAAAAGGCAGTTGCCGGAGACCGGCCATTCCCGTTGCCGCCGTAGGAAGTATCGACGAACCAAGCCCGGCCTTTGTTCTGCCTACCAGCGACGTTATAAAAAACCTTTTGAGCAGCAAAGCTGCCAACTCCAACAGGCATACCGCCGTATTGGAAGACACCATCAGAGAAAGTAGTCATCGTCTTGATCTCCGCAACCTCTGCTCGGGGGAGTTCCCAGCAGCCTGGCCAAGGCCAGCAGAGGCGATTAGTGAAGGGTGGCCGAGAGGAGGAAAATTAAACGTGCATAATCCTACCAATTATGCACGTTTATAATCAACAACTAACCTTACGGACCGTTGCTAGCAAACAGACCACGAGGGTCGGTGTTGCCAACGCTGAACCGCATGTAAGTCGCCGCCTTCGCGTTCTTCGTGTCGAAGTCGTTGTCCTGATCGAACATCGGCTGATCACGCCAGAAGAACTGCATGCCGTTCGGGCAATTGGTTCGAACGAACCACGCATGCGCAGCGTTGAAGTAGTGGTTCATCTTGATGCCCTTGGGGAACGCATTCGTTGCCCGCAGGACGTTCAAGGCGTTGTTGGCAGTATCATTCTGCAAAATGCTCTTCAAGATTCGGTTCGCGTTGAACCATTCCTGACGAGCGATATGCAGCGATTCCGGCATCAAAGAGAACAACAGGCCACGATCAGTCGTCGCGCCCATGATCATGATGCAGATGTCTTCGAGCGAGGTCTCGGACAAGTCTGCAGCAGGCGTCAAGGCGTTGGAGTAGGTGCCACCAGTTGTATTGACGTGAGATGCGTTGATAAGGCTGAGACCATCAGCCGACAAGAACACCGCGCCGGTAAAGGCATCGTTGTACAGAGCCGCTGCAACGTTTTCAACCGTCTGGTTGATGGAGAAGGCGTTGCCTTGAGCACGACGACGAGAGACCTGTTCGTACAGGTTGTCGCGAAGTTCTTCAAACGTTACCTTATACCCCAACGCGTAAGCGATGTGAGTGTAACGCTGGGTCGGACCCTGAACTTCAGAATCGTACGAGATTCCTGCGCCTTCAGCCTTCGCCGGAGCTAGACCAAAACCAGTAATCTGAACGTCTTCCTCATACGCCATGCTGGAAGGCATAACGTCAAAGAGATCAGTGTATTCAGTTGGGTGGGCATTATAGACCTGCCCCCAGAATGCGTGCACCCCAGGCCAAAGGGCTTTCGGGTGACTGCCAGTTGTAATTACGCCGCCGGGCATGGTAAGATACTCCTAAAAAGCTGAGATGAGTTGATTGTGAAAAAGACTGACTGGAGGGAGAAAGTTAAGCCGCCGGACCAGTGATACCAGTACGATACTGATGGTTGTTGATCATGCACAGCCACTTCGCGTACAGACCGAAGGTGTTCAACACACCCTGTTCGTACTTACGAGCAAGCCCCAAGAGTTTGAGGTTGAGCGTAGAAGTGTCCGCGACAGACGAACTGTCTACCATCGTGCCAGAGACCAAGACGCCAGTTGCAGGGGCAGCGTAAACGATGTTGGCGTTGTCCATGGAATCAGTAGACGCGATCGTCCCACCATCGCCGTCTTCTTGAATTTCAAAGATGACGTTCGGGTCATCGACGACAGCGACATAGTAAGGAACAGCCGCTGCGCCGCTTGGCCGAAAGGTCTTTGTCAAGTCCGCCGGGTTGATGTACGGGCCACCTTCAGGGTTAGTGCCAATGGCAACGACTACACCGACTGCAGGATCGCCTGCGGTGCCCAGAGTAATTCCCCGGATACCACGTGTCGCGTCTGCAGTCTGATTTAGCCGCACCAGATCGCCGATGTAAAATGCGTTCGTGTCCGCAGCGGCGATGTAATACTGATTGACCTTACCATCCCAGTCAGAACCGCCGAGGTATTTGACGGGAGACAGGCCACTTGGCTTATTAAGCATGTGGGTTCTCCAAAAAGTTAAAAAGAGATGTCAACGTAAACATGAGACTTCAACTTACCTCAGCAATCCAATCAACTCATCTCGCGTTATAGGATATGCTTGAAAAATTGTCAAGCACAAAGTTTCAAGTAACCTTCTTAAGTCCTCGATTCAGCAATCGTCCGCTAGAAGAACCTTGTGCACGGACGTAGGTGGTAGAGTGGTCGCCGCCGGTCGATCCGGCAACTTGTGTACCAGCAAAGATTGTCTGGATAACTGCAGCGTTACGGTTGTCCAGCAGTTCCCGATCTTCCTTCCACCATTCTTCTTTGATCTTCATCAGGATCAAACGATCAGGTCGCCCATTTTCACCGCTTTTATTACCTAGAACGCTGACACGAGAGCCTAGGTCGGTGTTACCTGAGTCGTCAGCGGAGTTAGCTGGATTAGTTTGGTTGAGACGGACTTCAGCCCGATCTACAAACTCATAACCAGCATCGATTGCGTTAGGAACGTTTACTTCCAAGAACCAATAAAGAACATAACCTGGGATTGGAGCAGCTTCGAGTTTCCGCCGTGGAACAGACATAGGGATTCGGCGGCGCGGCGGCGGAGCTGTTGAAGCAGCACTGTTAGCGTTGGCTGGGTTAAGCTCGGCGTTAGCACCGAGGACAGCAGTTTTAGGGTCGGTCATGTTAAATTACCTTATGTGTTAGCTGTTGAAATAAGTTTGAGTGTAGTGTTTGCGCCAAGCGTTAATGTCTTTAAACGCACGGCCTTCACCTACAACCCAAGCAGATTGCCGCTCGCAAGCGGCTTTAGCGTCGGCGGGAAGTTCAGAGTAGGACTTACCACTTCCACCTGCTCCACCACTACCACCATTTGAACTTCCATTTCCACCATTTCCGCCAGCACCGCCGCTTTCGACTTTACTACCAGCAGCTTGTCGATGCTGAGTAAACATCTTGTTGACTTCTTCAGTTACCTTATCGAAGAAGATTCTGCCTTGCAAAGCAGCGCCTTCAGGAGAGTTTCTGATCTCACGCCCGATTTCAACTGCGAGAGCAGTTTTGCGGTTGTCAGTCCCAAACCAAGTGTTTTCAGCGTTCCATGCTTGAAAGATTGGATCGTTGACTGGGTTGGTGGAAGGGTCAGCGCTAGCAGCAGGAGCTTTTTTCTTTCCCTTGGTCGTCGATGCCTTACCGTCTTCACCAGCACCATCAACCTCAGCTTCAGCTTGCTGAATCGCAGCGGTTTGGTCAGCAATCTGTTCGCCTAGTTCGACTTCCAGATCATGGTTTTCGTCGCGGCGAGCTTGCGCCTGAGCCCTCAGCAATTCCTTTCGCTTGTCCTTCGCGGCATCGCGGCTGGCTTTAGTATTAAGGTTAGTCAACACATTGATAGATTCTTGCGCGGCAGTTAGCAAAGTCGTTGTTCTCTGCAACTGTGCTTCCAGCTGTTGAATCTTCGCATCGCTCTTACGGCTATGGCCCTGCAAAATAGGGAGAACTTCTTCTCCTCTTTTTACAAAATCAGGAGCATCGATCCAGCGATTCGGGTCTCCGCGCCATTGTTCCTTAGGCGACCAGCCCATGCCTTTAGCACGGGTTTCGATTTCGGTTCGAGCAGCACCATCGTCGCCGCCGT